ATATATACGAATTCTGAAAGTTGTTTTAGAAAGGTGCCCTACCCTATGTAGTATTTTTTGGAAAGTTTCTATCATCTTCCGCCTTCACCATATCGCAGAATACAGTGAAAGGTATAGCTATATAGACTTCAGTACCATTTCTTTTAAAAACTACAGCTGGAGAACTACAATCACGGTTATTACTATTAGCCTGATTGATAGCCTTCCATATCTGTAGTTTCTCTACATTTTTACACTCAAAGCTGAATGTAATACGTTTTCTTGCTGCAGGTGACAATACAATGTCTTCACCAGTCATTCCCATAGTCTGGGACTTTATATCATCAGGATGCAGGTCTGAGAAGATATCTCTAAGCATATCCCTTACGAAGTTTTGTAAGCGCCTACCTTTAGCTTTACATGATTTAACTGTCTTTGCCATTATTCTCCCTTTTATCTGGTATTCCATAGTCAAACTGTTTTCTTAGGCGTTTTAAGGCTCTTTTTATTGCATCTGGACGTGGACCACCTATTTTTGGAGAAACAGCCTTTAAGGGGCCATTATACTCCGTTTGCGCTGCCATAGTGACCTTTTCAGACATAATAGTGATATCCTCTCCGCATTTTGGGCATGTTAGAATAGTTCCTCGTTTTCTTTGTTCTTTAGGCATAATATCATCACCTCCTTACCATATTCTGTTTGCCTGAAAAATTCTCCATCATACACTTTACCACCAATGTCAACTATCCCTATAAACATAGGTTCATTATCCATATCTTTAGTGTATTCCGAATTCTTCTGGAAGCGTGATTGAGTTTTCATTTATTGCCTCCCACTTTTTAGGTTTTTTAGAACCAGCTTCACGTCTGGCACATTTTTTACATACTATACGTAAATTATACCCAGTAAGAAAGTATGCATCACCTAACCATACGTAAGCATCAGCTTTTACTTTAGAATGCTTATTACATACAGTACAGCAGTGTATTACTTTCTTACCGATATAAAATACCATTATAACATGCTTTCTACATACACTGGGGCACCTGGCCTTTCAGTTTCTTCTTCAATCATGCCCCATAGTAGTATTAAGTACACAATAGTATCTGTAATTCGACCTCTTACATCCTCTCTTTGTGACTTGTATCCTTTAACATATGCTGCTATGCCATCAATGTGTTTCAGCAGATATGTCATCAGAACTTTTTTTCTATCTTCTTCTAGTAAGTCACTAACTCTATTAAAGTTAGCAAAGACTTCATCTTCGTCATGAGCGTATTCCAGCTGTCCCGAGGATCGAGTCTCGCTGACTTTTTCCAGAATCATGGTCATTAAGCCATTCATTTGAGTTGTTTTCATGTGTTAACCTCACGTTATCAACATAAAGACGTACATCAAGATTCTCTCTCTCTCTATTTGCTACACATTTTACATCTATCCATCCTAATAGTCCAGTTACTGAACTTTTATAAGGAGTGATAGACAATATCTTGTTAGCATTATAAGCTATTCTAAATGATCCTTTAGAGCTTGACACATCCATGCCTTCTCTAAAAGCTGTTTTAGTAATCTCAGATATGGAAAATACAACTATATTTTGCCTAACTGCAAGTTCCATAAGAGCTTGAGATGCCTCTTCTATCTTCATATTAGCATCTTTTTGTTTACTTTTAAGTAGACCTATATGATCTACTACTAGAATTTCTGGCTTCATAGGAAGCATAGAGATTCTCTTTTCTAGTTCAAAAGCATATGACGGTGCATAGTCTACCATCAGCCATTTAAACTCTTTGTCCATACCATTTTGGAAAGAAGAATAATGTTCTTTTAACTCTTCATCAGTCCAGCCTTTCTTAATCTTAACAAACCTTGACCAGATCTGCCTTGGAGACATTTCCATTTCAAGGAAGTAAGTAGGCTTTTCCATGCTAACTATCCAGTTCTGTAAGAGCATAGTCTTCATAGACTTAGGTGGTGCCTGTATTATGACAACTTCACCAGGATAAATAGGGAAATCTTGTCCATAAAGATGTCCTATGTTAATAGGTTTAATGTCAGAACGATAGAAATCTATGAGTACATTTTCCATTTGCTCTGCATTCATTGTAGTCTGACTCTTCTTAGCCTTATATAGCTTACAAGTATTTCTACAATATTCATCCATAATAGGGTCATGACATCCAAATCTATTGCCACTACCATTATGACCTTCATAGGATGAAGTTACTATCTTATCCATCTCACTTGCTTTAAACTCTTTCTTAGGGTGTGAAACTTGAAGTCTCCAGGTTTCCATAAGCCTTCTAACTACGTCCTCTGGATATAGCCATCTAAACCATGCAGCTAAACGCAATGCTACCATGTGTCTTTTACCCATTGGTATTGCTTCTAGCATGCCTGATATACAGGGATAGTTAACAGGGTCAGGGGATCTACCTTGAGAAATTTCTTGCTGGTTCCACTCAGCCTTAGTTTTATCTGCTTCATGCACTATTACATCGAATACAGGGTCACATTCTGCTATTATCTCTGTTAGTGGACCTGGTTTCTTAGCATATGTAAGTATCTTTTCAATATCATCTTCAAGTACACTTAATGATATTTCTACTTTATATAAGCCAGATTTTGAGTTTCTAGTGTTAGGAACTCGTATAATCCTGGTTTTATCAGTAACTGAAGGATCTGCATACTCAAATATGCCATGTTCAGATAATACTTTACGTACTCTTTTATGCAAATTAGGACTAGGTTTCCACCTAAAAACTTCTCTGGGTATATGCATATGAAACCCAGTTCCACTAAAGTATATTTTATAGGGAACATTTAAGTCTCCAAGTAGTATACGTAGTCCTATTGCTTTCCTTTGTGCATCTTCAGGATTAGCTCCATCAATATCCAATATAAACTCTTCAGGAATATACAACATCCCATCATAACCAGATAAAGTTCTATTTTTTGCAAAATATTCCTTGATTTCATCATCATAGTCATATAGGGACATGTAACAATCATTGTCCAAATTGTACCATTGGGAGATGTTATTAGCATCCTCAAAGTAATGTCTTCTAGACAAACCCATGGCAAATTCTTTAATCATCCTCATCCTCCATTTCACTTGGATGTTGTGGACCATTGTCTATTATACCCATTTCTTCTAGTTCTCTGTAATATTCTCCTACTTTACTCATTCTTTCTCCTCTAAAGGTTTATCTCTTATTAAGGCAGGATCTTTTCCTAGTACTAGTGTTAATGCTTCCATCCAGCCTTCATTTCTTGTTTGTTCTTTCTGAAGTTTTATAGGAACTGCCAACCTATGATTATTACCCCTAAAAGCTTTGTCTACTTTGTCACACTGGGCGAGTAATCTTTTTACTTGATTTTTACTTAACATCTGTTGTATACTCTTCAAGTTTAGTTTGAAGACCAATTATTTCATCATGCATAAGGTCCAGTTCAGTCTTTAGCATTTTTACATCACCTTCAAGTTTTGTTATTTGAGTTCCAGTACCATTAAAGTTAAAAGATTTATTCTTAGTTTTCTTTGGTCCTTGCTCTGCACCAGTATAACCATTACTACTTCCATTGGTTTTACAAATATGTAATTTATCATCACTATGATATAATTTGTATCTACCATCATCTGCTGTCTCCCAATGTAAATTGCCAGTACCACATCTGTTACATTCTTTTACTTGTACTTCAGCCATTTTTCTCTCCTATTTAAGTAGCCATAGGATAAGTATCATTATAAACTTATCCAAAAGCCATAATATTATTAATATTGTTAATTTAGCATCTTTAGAAACTTTCATAAAATTAAAGGGGGAATGTCCCATGAATTGGCTCCAACGACACTCCCCCTTACCTGATCTTCTCCACTTAAGGAGATCACCTATTTAGAATGGAAGTCCCTCTGTTGCCAGTTCTGGTGTCTCAGTAGTACCATTAACCACTGGTGCACCATTAGTTTTATTCTGGACATAATCTGTATAGTATGTTTCAGCACGACTTTTCCAGTATTCAACATCCTTCTCATTAAATGATTCTACTGCATTTTCAAATACAACAGGAGCTATTTGTTTTAATGCACGATAGTATTCACCATCTTTATGAAAGAATACATTGATTTGTTTACCAACTAGACATTCTGAAGAATCATCAAACTTGATAACCATGTTTTCAGGTCCTTCCATAGCATCTTGAATTCCAGCATTAGCAAAACGGAAGAGTTGACCTATTGCCCATTCTTCTTTATCTTTATTTGTCTGTTCATAGACACGAAGGTTAAAGTTCTCCGGATAGTCTTTAAAATGCACATCTATATGCTTTTTTGTTACTCCACTGAACTCACCGGAACCGTATCTAGCTCCAGATATAGTTAGCACATGCCAACCTGCAGAAAAGTCACCTTTTCCACCACCTTTTCTTACTGTTAATGTTCTCATTATTTTTCTCCTTATATGAGAGTTTGTAAACTGAATGTTTTTCCGCTTCCAGGAGGACCTATAATAAGTACTTTAGCACCATCAAAACCTTTCTCCTTAGCAGCATTAATTACTAAAGTATAGTCTTGATCTATTTCAGCATTTAATAGTCCTGTGCGGTCTTTAGCATGATCATATTTTTCTGTACGAGCAGTAATCCAGCGATACTTTCTAGAATCACCATCTACTACTGTTTTAGTATAGAAAACAAAATCAAACCATTTACTTATGTCTTCTTTGCTACTACCATCAATATATGGAACTACTTTATTGCCATCGTCCATAGTTTGTATTTTTGAATGACAGTTACAAATAATTATACCAGGTATTTTACTTAAGAAGTCTAAGACTCCATCAAGCTTATTTTTAAGCTGTCCCCAACCTGATAATTTCATTTTACCATCTTTATCACAGAGTTGTCTCATATACTTTTTTGACAGTTCTGAGAATGTATCCAATACAAGAGCATCAATTTGTGTACCGTTTTTAGGTACGACAATAGTACGTTTTTCATCTATTTCTAGATCACCAATTTTAATTTTCTCAGTTATTTCTTTCCCTTGATATAACTTACCCATAGTATTTTGAAATTGATCAAAAGTACCAGGTTGTAGTATAGGAAAGCCGAAACTTTTATTGATGTATTCTTTTGAACCTAGAGTTTGTGAACCATGTTCCAGGTCAAATAGTAGAATTTTCATTAGGTTTCTCTCCTTGTTATTATTGTGATTATTATTATTATTAAAGACCAAAAAGGGGCCCCGCATTTAATAGCGTCCGACCCCTTTGTTAGTCATTTGGTTACTGATTCACGTAGTTAATTTACGCTAGCCAGGAGACCGATAGCAACCAATTATTTTAACTTTCTATCTGAAGAAGCATTGTTGGAAAATGAAAACTAAAGTTACCATTTAAAGGGCTGTTTGTAATGAACTTACGCACTGCATTTGCAATAAAACTGCCACTCATATTGCTGCAATAACTAGTTGCTTTTGCATTACAAGGTTCTTCATCACCTTCCTTATCTGGATACCAAGTACTCATATATTTAGCCAAAGTTGGCTTTTCTATAAAGTATTGTTGATAGTGTTCAGCTCCCATACGGCCATCAATAATGCATTTTATCTGCATAGTCGGATTTTTAAAGATAGTTTCTACAGCCATTAGTCTTGACTTCATAGAATCAAATCCTAGAATAACTATATCATTATTATCTTCATAAAATAGTGACTCAAACATCCCATAATGCATTTTTATGATGGCCTCTGGTTCTATACTTTCCATATGATCACTAAGAGCACGTGTTTTAGGTGTTCCAATATCAGCTAAATTGTACTGGGAAACACCTATATTTACGTCCTCTACTACATCAGAATCATATAAATGAAAGTTCATAGCTCCCATTCTAATGAGCTGCATGGCTGCAGAACTACCAATAGCTCCACAGCCAAGCATATGAAAAGTATAATTATCAGTTCCTTTAAACAGACCTTCATATCTAGCTCTTATACTCATACTCCCCAACCTCCCCATTCATCTTGAATATAATCTACTTGTTCTCTAGTAGTATCATATATAACCATTTGGTTTGGCCACATATGTAAAAGATCACCAAGTTTATTTTCAGGAATGAGGTCTACTGAATACATATTATTTTCATTTTTAAGAATTTTATTAAGTTCATCAACCCTAATTTTATATTCTATATACGTATCAGTACCATCAATAGCATCTGAGTTCATATCATCTATTGCTTCAACTATTTCTGTAAAAGTTTGTTTACCAGATAATGCTGTCTGCCCAGTTGTGGTACGAAAAGGGAGTCGCTCTTGGCGAGGGTCCTCTGCAGCATCTTTTAATCGTTGATCAGCACTTTTATAAGTATAATTACCATAAGTAGTAATACCATCATAAGTATGTTTTTTCCAAGTACTTATTTCTTTAGTACAATATTTTTTAACATCTCTTCTAATATGTTTATTTATTCTACTAGGTCTAAGCACTTGTAATTCAACATCTTCATGTACTTCAAATGGTTTCCACACTGATACCCTAAATTTATACTCACCTTTAAGATTTACCACTAAGGCAAATGAGAAGTCACCTTCATTAAACTCATCTATTGCTTTAACATCTGTTGAAGACCAAAATGCACTCATTGTATGATGAGAATGCCACCAACAAAACCTAAAGTTCTGTTTTTTCATCTTACTAGCTTGTTTAGTATAATAAACAGCCAATGCATCTTTATCTAATATAGTGTTACCGCTACTTATTTCTTGTTCAAGTATAACAGGATCTTCTAAATTCCAGTCACCCTCTTTATCTTCTATCATTACAGACATTCCACCTATTTCACTTTTATGTTCCTTATAGGCTTCTTCTGCATAACCAAGTATTTTGTCCCAATTTTTCTTTGAGGTATAAAACATTTATTATCTCCTTATACTAAACAATGGCAAAATAAAGTACAATTGCTTGCGTCATCTTT